CATTAATCTCTTTGCTGGTTGAGAGCATTCCCAGAGAGTCTAGCACAAACATGCAAGGATTGCGATCCCCTTCAGGTTTTTTCATATAAAGGTCAACTGCCTTGAGTGCCTTTCCACGGAACTCTTCAACAGTTACGACATTGACAACCACCAAGCGAGTTGTGTCAATTCCTCTACTTTCCAAAAGGGATTTTGTGATTGCTGCTTCAGTATCAAAATACAAACAATATCCAGTAGGATTATTGTCAAGGAAATTTTTAACGACTGCGAGAGAGAAGAAAGTCTTTCCAGTAGAAGACTCGCCAGCAATAGCAGTAATCTTATTCCCAGATACGCCACCAAATATGCTACCTGAAACCAATGCGTTAAAAATGTAAGAACCTGTGTCCACAAAAGTTTCACTTTCGTCAATCTCTGAAGCAAGTTGTGTATATTCTCCACCAATTTCTTTTACAATATCTTTAAGAAAATCCAAATCCTTTTTCCTCCTTTTTTACGTTTTTATGAAATCTATAGGACCACAATTTAGCATATAAGTCCTTTTTGTCATATTTTTTTAACATTTCAATTAGAATGTCTAATTCCTTGTCACTTATTGGTAGTTCCATCAAGAAAAAAATGAATCAAGATTTGCAGTTTTTTCTACTTTCCACCCAATAGAGTCAAGAATAATCTTGAGTGGTTCTAGAAATGCTTTTTCAAATTGTAGGTCATGGTCTATGTATCTGTCAAGATTCAATTCCTTTGGAAATTCCTGAATGAATGAAATAACATTTTCTTGAATTATATTTGGTTTTTTTAGATAGATAAATTTAATTTTCTCTCCATTCTGAATAAGTGAGTACTTATTCGTAAGATTTTTATCTTTAATGAGATGATTGAACAATAGTGCTCCGCGAACGTGAATTGGCGTTCCTTTTAAATAAATTGTATCAGATCCCCTGTATTTGTTAACATCAGAAGCTGAGCGAGGAAACGCAATCTGTTCTGGAGTAAGTTTCCTAAATTGCTTACGAGCATTCTCAATAAAATCAATCACTTCATCTTCAGTTCCACTCATCAAAATCTTGAATGAGTCTTTTAGCATCTTTCGGCAAGGTGCAGGAGTAGAAGATTTAATTGCCTCAATGCCTTTAATCTTTAGTTTGGGTTCCTCATAGCGAACACCTTCACTGTCCCAAACACTCAGAATGTATCGTTTCTTCGCAGTCCAAATACCACGCTCAGCAATACATTCACGTTTCATAAACATTTTTTGGTCGTAAGCATTCACATAGTCGGCCAATTTTTGGTAAGAACTTTCAATATACTTTTCAAATTCCACTTGACAGACCTTATCAAGGAACGAAACAACGCTTTGAGTAGTTTTCTCTCTTCCTGCGAATACCTTGTCCACCAACGGACCCATATTAACGTAAAGAGAATCAGTATCAGAAGCAATAACATAATCAACATCCTCTGTCTTAAGAACTTTGTTTAAATATCTATTCGTTGAATTCATAATCCACTGAATAGAAACCTGTCCAGACAGAGTGATTGCCTCTGCGTTTGCTAGTTTGAAATAACGGAAATACTGATTGCCAATAGCACCATAAGCAGAGTTAAGTTGAATCTTCCTCGCCATTTGGATGTTGTTACATCGCGAAATTTCTTTTTCTAACTGTTTGGTTTTCTTCTTTTCATACTCCTGCTCGGCAATAAGCATCTTCTTCTTAAAGATCACACGTTCATTGTAAATCTTCTCCATCAGTTCTGGAAGAAATCCACGCACATCCTTACGATACATTGCACCATTAGCACAAACCGCATAATCTTTATAAGAACCAAAATTCAATTGCTCATTCAGAATCTTATCAACATTTACTGACGGATGCCTCTCATCCAAAAGGGTTTCTGGTGAGATGTTGTATTGCATAATAAGGTGAGGATATAGTGAATTGAGGTCAAAAGACACAACCCAATCATACTTTCCCGGAATAGGTTCTTTTACATAAGCACCAGCATATTTGGATTCCTTGTCAGAACGTTCTTTGGGGGGAATCACAATATTCCTCTTCTTCAAATAATTGTAGATGATTGTGTCCCACATACGAACCTGATAGAACACATCAGCATAATTCACTTTAGCATCATATGCCAGAGTCAATGCGAGTTCAATCAGTTTCATCTTGTCTTCCAAACGGTCAACAAGTTCTACGTCAACAATGTTATATTCAATAAACTTTTGCCAACCTTTAGTATAAAAGTCTTTAAAAGTATCAAACTCTGAGTGATCCAGTTTTTTCTGCCCCAGTTCAACTTCAGCAATATAATCTAGGCGATAAGATTCCTGTGCCTTATAAGTGAATTTCTTATAAAGATCCAAATAATCAAGTTGAGTCACTCCACCCACATCAAAAGAAGTATGCTTACGTCCATTAATAAAGACTTCACCTTCAGTTACAAGTCCCCAAGGAGAAAGACGCTTCATTAATTTTTCGCCAAGAACTCTGTTAAGTCTCTTGGCAATATATGGAATATCATAAAGTTGAATATTCCATCCAGTAATTACATCAGGAACATCAACCATCCAATAATTAATGAAGTTGCTGAGAAGTTCATATTCAGATGGGCAATAATGATATGTTACATCACTGCGAGTATTCTTGAACGGTTTCACTCCCCAACTAACAATTTTTTTGGTAGTATAGTCCTGAATAGTAATTGCAAGAATTTCCTCACTACAAGATTCAACATCAGGGAATCCTCCTTCTGATGCAACCTCAATATCCAAAGTTACAAGTTTAATTTTAGAAATATCAAACTTAATTTCATCTTCTGGATACTTCTCCGAAATATATTGGTAGATGTACCTGTCATTGCCGTAGATTTCAAATCCATCTACATTTTCATATTTACTGTAAAATTCACGACAATCCCTGACCGTTCCTGGTTGAATAGGTTCTACCGGTTCTCCATTTAGAGTTTTATACTTAGATTCTTTTTTAGTTTTTACAAATAAAGTGGGGAAAAATTCATCCCTATTTTCAAATCGTTTTCCATTATCAACACCACGAACCAAAAATTGATTCCCGATCAACTGAACATTAGTATAAAATCTTAGACTCATTCTTTAATTAAATCCTCATATTTTTCAAGAAGTGTGGGAGTAGGGTCTGCAAGAGTAAGAATCTTATCAGAACTTATCATAAAAGTATTTTGTTTTGTAACCCCAATTAAAAACGGTTCTAACGTATTACCAAATTCAGAGTTTTTTACCGTAAAAGGATTGATTAGTTTGCAATCAGGTTCTCCTAGTTCCGAAGTAACTTCCTCAATCTGACTTATCAGAATCTGATTGTTCATTAAAAGCATCAGTTTGATCATTTTCATTTCTCGTAATTCCTAAAACTTGAGTTTCGTACATTTTTTTAAGATCGCCATTAGGTTCTACAATTGTAACAATCCAATCAGGAGGTACTTCAATTGTAGTTTGATTAGAAAGTTCTGGCCAAGTATGGAGGGAGAAATTTATTTTATTTTTAAGATTTTCTTTATCATAGTACTGATGCTCATCATTTACATCTACTATACAAGGATTTTCTAAAATATAGCAAACTAGTTTCTCTGCAAAGAAACCTTCTTTAACATTAGAAATAATATTTTCACCAGACTTTAACAAAATAAGTTTTACTGTCATTTTTACTCCATACCTCTTATGATTATAGCAAGAAAAAAATGAGGAGTCAACCTGGTTTTTGCCAGGTGCTCCTCGCGACGACAATAGTTGCAACTATTTATCTTTTTCTTTTGAACTTACATACCTTTTTGCCAGGAAGCATTGCATAACTAGTAGTCTTCCCATAACACTTTGGTTTTGGTGGCATTGCACCGTAACCAAAATCACCTTTCATTTCTTTTATTATAGATACAAATTCCTGGAAGGTTTTCATCTCTTATGCGTTTTTATGTATTTATAGATAATCCTTTCTTTTGTGATGATCCGGAACAATTCTACCTAGAGTAATCGCTAAAAGACCATCTTCAAAATCAACTGTTCTAACTTCGGTATCATCAGATAAAGTCCAGGATCGTTTAAAACTTCTCTGCGCTAATCCCTTATGAAGGTAATTAGTTTCTGTTTCTTTATCTTCTTTTTGACCTTCAATAAAAAGTTTTCCATCTTGGGTGTAGACATAAACTTCATTTTTTTTAAATCCAGCAAGTGCAATTTCTAATCTAGATTCTACATTACTTACTTGTACAAGATTGTAAGGTGGGTAATTTGAGGTTGTTTCGTGAAGATTAAATAGGCGATCAAAATATTCATCCAATCCAATACTGTTTCGCGTAATTCTATCCATCAAAGCAGGAAGATCCGCAGCAGTATAACGTGCAAGGTTTGTCATTATAGTAGCTCCTTTTAAGCGAGGTTTGATTGTGTGATCCCTATAAGGCGATCAGTATTATTTAATCACAAAATAAAAATAACAGCAAGTTGAAACCCGAACATATTATTATGGTTTTTACGACAAAATAATATCAAGAATATAACCTTCTATGTTTAGGTACTTCATTTCTTTTTATCCAAAATCTAATAGATCTATCCGAAACTCCATAAAGTTTAGCACATTCTTTTTGAGAAAAGTATGTTATTCCTTCCAAAATAAAAGGATCACATTTTTTCCCACATTTACCACCTTTTCTGCGTTTGTAGTTATTCAATATTCGTTCATCAGTAATCTTTATACCTTTATTCCAAGCAGGTTTGCCTTTCATAGACATACTGGTTTTCTCTCGGGATGCTTTACTTCTTTTTGATCCTGAAGTGCCCTCACCACCATCTGTTTTATTAATCAATACACCATCACTATCTTTTTTCCCCCAAAACTTTATGAGTTCTATTTCCAAAGATAATGCTTCTTGTTCCGTTAGGTTCTCTTTTATTCTTACTATTCT